CTTTTACTTGAGCAAGGTTGGTCACCTCGCTGTCCATTAGCGCACCTGCCGCTGTGACGTTTGTAGCGTCAGTGACATCTGCGTTTGCTTCAATATTGTCTAACTTATCAGTAAATGCTTTACCGCCAATACAATCGACATCTGAAGTAGAGCCTCCTGGACGGCCTATGTATAACTTGTCGCTGTTACTAGAGTACGCTAGTTCAGCGTTAGCCAATGTTGTAGGTGCGGCATTGGTCGAACTGCGTTTAATTTTGATCGTTTGAGCCATCTGGCTATCTCCAAAGTTCTGGGGTTGAAGTTAAAAGTTGCCGCCCTCCAAGGTTGCATCTGAGGCCAAGTAATCATCAGCATCTGTAATTGCCGCTGTTCCAAGTCCCATATTTGTTCTTGCTGTCGCGGCATTTGATAGCCCCGATAAATTGTTTGCTTTCAGTAGCGCCCCCTGAAATTGTTCTTCGGCTTCTGCAAGAGTAGAGGCTACGGAAGATGCGTCATTTGCCGCCTGTGTTGCGTATGCGGCCGCAGAGTTGACTGATGATTCGATAGCATCAGTTTCTTCTGGACTAGCGCCACTTATAGCGTAAAAAGAGGAGTTGCTAGTAGATGTAGATGGCGATGAGGAACTAGACGCATTACTTTCAGAAGACTCTGCACCACTTTGACCATAAAAAGATGAATTACTCAAAATAAGTGCCTCGACAAAAAGTGGGTAGAAAGGGTTTGGAGTTAAAACTTAAAATTGGTATGCAGACCGTACACTCTGTAATGATCCACTTGTTTCAGCATCGTATGCCTGCTCTTGCAGTTCGGTAAGGAATTCTAGAAACTTTTGACTAAATACTGCGGAACGCTCATCTAGGAAATAATCAGCCGCATAAGTTAAAGCCGCATAGGTAATCAGGTCTGATGCAATCATCGCTAGGACATTCTCATCAGAGTCGTTCACCATCTCAGTGAATGAGGCGTAGTAGTTAAGAGTGAGACTTCCAGAAGTGGGGTGTGGGTAGAGCAGTAGAGTCCCTTGCTCTCTAGCAAAATATGATGGCGTACCTGTTTCATTACCGTCTTTACGAGCCGCCATTTCAGTCATGGGGACACGTTTTAGAGCAGTGTGATCGTAGTAAATATCTATTGCTTCCAAGAAGTCGTTGGGCAGTGCTACATAAGAAACTTCACTACTGAAATTGTAGGTATGCTTCTTTTCCATCGAGGGGACTCTAAGGCTTCGCTGTATGCGCGTAATGCCCTGATCTATGAAAGTGTCAGCTAGTGCGTCTGTGACATCACTTCGATTCAAGAGTGCTTTAAAATGAGTTCTGATACTTCCAAGATTCATGGGTTTATACCTGTTTCTTAGTGGTTATAAAGGCGTTTAAGTCTTGTTGTTTAAGGCGCATAAGAATGGCTCTTGCAGGCTCTTTCATCATGTCGAAACCTTCGCGTAGCCACTGCTCATGGACAGCCACAGGAACACTTGCAACTCTCATGTATTCACCTTCGCGGTGATTTAAAGAGTCCTCTCTTGCGGCCTTTGTACTGTCTAAAAATGATTGGGTAATATTTTGTTCGTGGATGATGTTGTAGTTTCTATCATCGTGGTCATGCAAAATTTTGTTTTCTACATCGTGCATTGGTGTCTGCTGAACTTTGTCAGACATAGTGTGTTCTCCTTAAAATAAAAAAAGGGAGCGAGGCCAAAGACAAGTTAAGGAGAGCAAAACCCTTGTCTCTAGCCCCACCCCCAATTAGGTGGTACTAATAACTAATTAGACTCAAGATAGACCAGTGATCATTCCAGAATCGCCAAAGTTATTGTGCTTAACAGATACTTCACCAACAACGAAATGCTTGTCAGAGTCACCTTGCTTGGCTAACAGAGTGCGGCTGAATGGACGCAATACTGCTTGCTTAAAGGCAGAAGGATCAATCAAGAAAGCGTTAGTGCTTAGGCACTGGCGATTGATTACGACTTTCACCTCATTGAAGGGAGTGACGAGTACGTCAATCGTGTTAGTGATAGTGCGATCAATGTCACGCTGTCTTCCTGTCGCTGTAGCGAACCCTGCAATGATAGATGCATCAGCAGGCTTAACCATCAAGACTGATGGCTCAGAACCGTTGCCGTAGCAAGTCTCACTGAGTTCTAAAAGTTTAGCTTCAGTAAGAGCATCAGTAGAGTTACTGCCTGCATCTAGAGTAGTAGAGATTTGCTGTGATACAGAGGCCATTTTACGAGCCGCTGATGCACTGCCAACTACTGCCGCTTGGTCAACACCGATCATTGAGTACTCTACGTCATTCTTGAGACTTTTCAGGGTCTTAGACAGTTGTAGTGCGGTTTCCTTCGCTCGTCCGTGGGTTTTTACTGCGTCTGCTGTTGCAGATACTTGGAACGCTTCACCGATGATCTGAGTGGTGTTAGAACGTGCAGTTACAGGAGAGATGGTTATTGCACTTGCGTCTGCTCCTTCCACTAAAGCCGTGTTCGTGCTTGAGCGCAAAGCATCTTCTAACCACTCGAATGTACGAGCGTGAATCTTCTCAGTTCCAACCAAAGATTGGAAAGGTGTAGCAGTTGGAGAGATCATGCTCAAAACGTCTGAAACGTCTTCGCTTGCTCCCACTTGTTGATACGTTTGATATGTAGCCATGTTTAAAATTCCTATTAAAAAAAGGGTTAAAAAGGTTTAGTCTTCCCAACCTGACACTAGGAAATCAGCAATCGCATCGAGGTCATTACCCTGCGGAGGATTGGCTCTGATTCTATCTCTGGCCGCTTTCTGCTTGCTGAGTTTTACATCAGTTTTAGAAGGGGGGGCTTTCTTAGATCGGAGTATCTTGGTAGGTGCTTTGGACTTCTTGGTTTTAGCTACTTTCTTAGTCTTATCAAACAGCATTGCTTTGTGTAGCAACTGGATCACTGTAGGATCGGTGTACTGATTGACTTCCTGTTCTGGTAGCCCACTTTGGATAGCATGGCTTCGGATTTCATTGTACAAATCCGTAGTCCAATCGGGTATCTCTCTCTGCAAAACCTCAATGCATTGCTTGGCGCTTTCACGCTGTTGCACTGCTTGTTTCTGTTGATAATCTGCGTAGAAAGAATCCGCTTCCTCAGTGAGAAACTTTAGATCGTCCTCTGCCGCTTTTGCTTCAGCGCGTAAGGCCGCAAAGTCATCGGGTTGCATTTGCCGCGAGGCAACTAGCATATCGACTTCTTCGTAAGGCTTATAACGCTCTTGGGCGCGAGACAGCATAGCTTGTAGTGACGCATCGGCACGTTGCAAACTTTCGTCTGCCAGTTTACGTTGGGATGCAGTTTCTTGAGACTTTCGGGTTAAAGATGCTTCTTGTCCGTACAGTCGTTTGAGGTCTTTCAAAGATGCCTGCTTAGTCTCTCCGTCCACAATTAGTTCAACGATAGTTTCATCAGATAGATCAATTTCTTCTATCTCTTGTTCCTCGTCTTCACTAGTAGTTTGCTCTTGAGAGTCCTCTTGTTCTTCAGGGTCTTCTTCAGTCTCATCTTCCTGTTCGGTTTCAGTATCTTCAGTTTCCTCAGAATCCTCTACTGTAGTCTCTTCATTAGTAGTCTCATCTGTTGCCTCAAGGTTACCTTCTTCGGATGGCTGATCTTCATCAGCGTCCTTCCAGTTCCCTAGAATGGCATCAGCGGCATCATCTATTGATAATGGCACTGGATCTGAAATTAGGCGTTCTTGCACGTTATCTGTAGACATGGTGCTTATTCCTCTTCTCCAGTTGTTGGTTCGTCTTGCTTAGAATCAATCTGATCGCGCACCTCTACTTGTTGTCTTAGAGTGTTGACGATATCGACTAATGCTCTGTAGTGGTTATAGGCGTTGACACGCTTATCTTCCTCATCAGGTGCTGAACTGAGGAATTCCTGGACACTGGAATCCACTAAAATATTAATGGTTCGGCTAAAAGCCTCAGTATTAAGTAACACTTCAGCGTCTACACCTAACTGTGCTAATTGTTCTTCGTTCATATCTGCTCTCCTTATAGAACATGGGGGTGGTGGTAAAAATGAATGGGTTATCCATTCGGGCTTGCGATAGCCGTGATCTCATCTGCTTGTTGTGCAAGCACAAGTTCAGCGGTATCTATTACTTTCTTATGATTTAGTTGTGATTCTTTAAGATCAACATTGTCTGATTGGATAGCAAAGTTGTTCTCTGCTTTCAGCTTATCTAGTTCTAGTTTCAACTGAGCATTCTGCGCTTGCATCTGCGCTTTCATTTCAGCAACTACAGTTTGACGCTCTTGTACTTCAAGCTGTTTCTTCATCATTTCTAATTGAAGTTCTTGAGCAGGGTCTGGCTGTTCTGGTGGTAGCTGATCAGGTGAAGTGAGGTAGTCAGCCACATTCTTAATACCACTCATCTCCATTACTTGAGAAATTAGTTGGTACTGGTTCTGAGGCGTGTACATCTTTTGTAGGCTTGGGTCAGACTGAAAAGTTTGGTGCATACTCATATACTTCTGGGCTTCAGCGTCTTGTTCTCCATAGCCAAGGTGTAGCTGTACAGTGACATCGCGTTTATCAGCCCAATCGCTTGGGTTTATCTCAATGTACTCACCACCAATCTCTACGATCTTTTCTTGAGTCTCATTCTCAATGACTAACTGGTAGATAGCTTGATATAGAGGCTTCAAGAATTGGTTAGCAAAGTTACGCGCTATGATCTTCTGACGTTGCTGAGACATAGTGGCTAACTGCTCTACTAGAGCGGCTGAATTTTGTTGGCTTATAGCATCTTTGTTTAATCCTTGTGACAAAGATGAAACACCAGTTGTCTCTTCACGATTATCATTAAGCATCGAGATAGTCTGGAAGATAAAGGGATTCAATGGAGACTGCATCATAGGAGATACAGAGTCTGGACGAGTCACATTTACAATGCCGCCTACACGGTTATCGATTAACTCTTTAGGATTTGTTAAGCCACCTTTCAAAACCATGTATCTAGGATTGGTAGTGACTACAGCATGATCCAAAATTGATCGAGTTAAAACGGTACGAGCATTTTGTGTAGCTATGATTTTCTGAGCAAAGTTGTTGCCATAAAAAGCGTGAGGAATCGGTAGTGGAACAAATGTAATAAAGGGTTTTCTATTAACCTTCTCTTTATCGAGTAGCACATTACCGGCTTTTATTATCTTATAGAGTTCTGCAACTCCCGATCCCTCAACGTCTAATTCTATGTAGGCTTCATGTACCATTACTGAGCGTATCTGGTCTTGGTAGCCATGTGAGTTATTGTTTGTGCCTCCAGAGGTACTGGAGTGTCTTGCTAGTAATTCTGGGTCAGTCTCAAGATCAACATCTGAATGACTACCGATTTTCTTTAGTAGTTTTTCTGGATAGCCGTCTAGACGTAAATCTGAAATAGTCTTCTTAGTTCTGTGGGCGCAGAAAAGAACAGTGTCTAAAGATTTTGCTTGTGGCTCTATCAGGAATTCTTCTGGCGCAATGTTTTCAATAACGACTTGGCTAGTGTCTCTAGTCTTTAGGATTTCTCCTGTAAATAAGCCTAGTTCGTCTTCTTCATGTTCACCTAGATCGACTCCCTCTTGTGCCAGAACCATATCAAGCTGATCACTTGTCAGGTCTTCAAAGTACTCAGTAGTCGTTTCAGACTGATCTTGCCAAAATACTTTAGCTATGCCTGCGCGAGAAGTAAGTCCATCGTGGATTACTGCTGAATTTACTGAATATAGGTCATTCTGTCTAAATGCTACATAGTCAGTATAAGAAGTACACACAGCCGCCATCTTTGTATCATCAGCGCCTTGGGGTGCAAACTGTACTGTCTTGTTGCCTGCCGAAAAAGTTTCGAGCAATGCCGCAGACATTGACTGAACTGCATCGTATACATCTAGCGAAACGTACTTAGAGTTGCCATCATGTGTAGGCTTGGGGAGCGTACCAGAGTAGTAATCCATGACGTTGGCTCTCTCTGATGAGAGTTCGCTGTCGTGGTATCCTACTGATCGCCCAACATTATCATCAACCAAGGCAACTATCTCTGTATCGGATAATTTCTTGTAGTCTTTTTTCTTAGCCATATTTAAACCATTTCAATATAGTATGAGTCAGTAGATTCGATGGGTGTCCAAGCACCTTCATGGACATGATTTGCAAATGCCAAAGCCATTACACAATCGTCAAAACACCCTGCTTCAGCTTGCATAGCACCGCTTTCTGTGACGATGTAAGTCAACATTTCGCGGAGTGTTACTTTGCAATTAATTTCTAACTCTTCCTCTCTCATAGAGGCTCTGAGTTGATCAATGATCAGGGGTTTTGTTTTTGCAGTAGTAGTGAAACCTAGCTTTGTAGTTTCTCTGTCTGTTAGCTTATCTAACTGTGTTTCAGTGTAAAAATTGGGATAAGCCATATCTTTACCTAATCGTGTACACGTTAGGATTCCATGCGAGTTGTTCTCAACACAGATAAAGGCTTCATTAAAGTATTCACCCAAGGCATATAGAACTTGAGCAAAGTAATCAGGGTGTACATGGCCTCGCCAAGTAGCTACTTGCCTCTTTTTAGAGTCGAGTACTTGAGCCACAGAGTAGTCATTACCACGGATGCCCATAGAGCAGTCAGCGCCAATAACGTACTGTTCACCTTCTTCGTGCTTGCGGTAAGTACTAAGTTCACCACGCGCATTGTGTAGCCACTCGTCACCCTCTAAAGCTAAACGCTCTTTAAGGTCTTGAGTTTTATCTAATAGCTTAGATAGCTGATCTGGATTGAATACTGGGCGGCCTGTAGTCAAAAAGGCTTCATCAGGTTCACTAGGGTATTCCTGGCGAAATAGATCAATACCATTTTGGGAGACTTTGCGCCTCCTAAACATTAACTGTTCATCATCTAAGTCGTACTCATCAGCTAAGTCTTCTTCATCAGGCGTTCTTTGAAAATTACTAGGAACTTCTTCCCGATAAGTAGCATCTGTAAACCAAGGAATGAAAACAGGAACATAACCATTACTGCCATCCACAGCACCTCGCCACAAATCCGCAAACACTCCTGTAGCACCGTTGGCGGTGGACTCCACAAAAATAGCCGTACCTTTAGCATTTGGTACTGCTTGGGTAAGTCCATTCCAGTTATCCAGTGCCGTACTTTTTTGCCAAAAGGCGAGTTCTGAGGCGTGTACATGGGTTAAGGTTTCTCCTCGCCCAATAGACTCACCGCCTGCTGTAGACACCACAAAACTAGAATCAAGCACATCAAAATTCATCTCCCTTCTTGAAGAGTATTTGGTATGAGGTTTTAAAATCTCAGGACAATGCTCATGGAAACGCTTAGTCATATCGAACAAGGCGCGAGTAGAGTCAGCATGGTGGGTGATTACCATTGCTTTACACGCGGCCTTTTGACTCACAGAAAAATATAGATAACCACCAGTGTAGGTAGACAAGCCTTGCTGTCTTGCCTTGAGGATTATTATTCTTACTTTACCTTCGGTTGCTAACTGGTCAGTGACTGCTTTATCTAGGATTTGCTGTGCTGAATTCAAGGTGAGAGGGGATATTTCGCCTGCTTTTGTTCTTATCTTTAAAGCAGAGTTAGAGTAGAAACTAAAGTCATTCAGTAGTCTCTTGCGTATCTGTACTAGTTTCTTCTGCATCGGGTTGCTCATCCTCTTGCAATAGTGACGCTAGGAAATCTTCTGCTTTTGATATAGAAACATTAGATTTACTTGCAGGCTTTGACTTAGTGAAATCTAGAACTAAACGTGCGGCCGCTAGGCGTTCTCTAGTTTCACCAACAAGGCGCATTACCTCGACTGCCGTAGACAGTGCCTCTTTCTGGTATTCATCTTCAATGTTGTATTTATCACTCATAATTTTTACTACCTTTTCTGCGTCTTTCTTGGCTTGTTCTCTGAGAGGCGCAATAGTTTCTTTGGTGTATCCATCTGGAACACCCTTTGGCCTACCTGGATTTTTTCGGGGTTTTGTCACCCAACTTTGCTTTAGCGCCCTTCCTTCGGGAGTTTTCATTAACTCCTTTAGATACACTCTTTTTGGGGCTTTCTGAGGGCATTTCTTTACTTTGGGGGCTTTTGCTCTTGCTTTGCGTGGCTTTACGTCCGACATTCTGTGACTCCTGAAGTATGCCTTGGATAATTTCTCTAGAACCTTTGAATGCACCGCTAAACATCTCTAGAGGTAAGTCTTTCTCTAGGTCTTTTAGGAGTACTAGTTTTTGAGAATCGTCTAATAGTTGGCTTTGTTTAACTAGCGAGATGCGCTCAAGCATCACCACTAGATCACTAACGGTGGAATTCACATAACTCTCCTTATGTGGGTTTACTGTTGGGTAGGTTCGTTCATACCTTGCTGATCAAATACCCTATCTTTGTAGGGCTTAAAGTATTTATTGATATCTGCCATTGAAACGCCTCCCCATATCAGACTCTGTTCTACATTAATCACTGTCTTAACAGGGTCATTCATGGTTGCAAGCATTTTATCTAGGGCGGCATTGAGAAGTTCTTTGTCTTCTGTAGATACTGAATCGTCTGCCGCAAGTTCTTCTTTGAGGCGTAACACTTCGTTGTTGTTTGACACCATGCCGTTATGAATGTCGTAAGGCATTGCTTGGACATATTGAGCCTCTGCCGCTTGAAGAGTCACACCATTAGGCATTCTGTCTTCAGGGATAGCTACTCTTGGGTTAGACTCTGGAGGCATACGATCTAGTACACCATTGATGTGCCGCAGTGCGGCAAAGCCACTTACACGACCACCAAATTTCATACTCTCTACTAATTCTTCAAGTTGTAAGCGTATAGTCGGATCAACACTAGAGTCAGCAACAACTTCATCAATGATATTTTCTAAGCCTGCTCTATCAAGTCCAGTAAAGCGTTGATACATACCTTGTGGACTATCTGGGTGGGCAGGGGCGTTCTGTGTGTAGTTGTAGTACTGCATTGCACGTTCTGAGGCAGTCTTTTGTTGGGCTTTCTTTAAAGCCTCATCGTTGTACTTCTTGGTTCTAGCAATGGCCTTATCTCTTTCACCAATACCTGTGACTTCAGCCATTCCTTGGTTTTTTCTGTTGTTTTTTACATAGCGTTTTACTTTGGAGCGTGTACCAAAGACTTTATCGATAACCCTACCGCCTACGAATGCGCCTACTTGGAAAGGTATGGACGCACCACCACTAGCCACGGCTAAAGAAGGGTTGGCAATTCCTCTGATAGCGTTTGCCGCTGATTGTGATCCGCTATAGTTGGTACTTTGTGGAAATGGGTTTGCTTGGTCAGTGAACTGAGATACACCACCTTTCATACCAGAGTTCCAAACCTTCGTTTGCTCTTGGCTTAGTTTTACTAGGTTTAGAAGTTTTCGGCCATCTGATGTGTGTCCTACCAATTCTTGGAGTAGCTTAAAATCGCCTCTACCAACGACTGACTTCGTTTTGTTTCTAGCCTGTTTAAGAATACCCTTTGCTCTAACTCTCTTTTCCCTTTCTTTAGAACTTAAAGAGGGGTCTTTGTCGTTTAACTGCTCAGATAAGTCTTTTTCCTTTGCAACCATACCATCAAAGAGATACCTGTGAGCGGAATCCATAAGAGCGCGTACACCGTTCTCAGATTTAGCATCTATATCATTGAGATTAAAAGGCTTGCCATCTATATCACCTTCTTTAGACAGCCTATCTAGAAGTTGTGCGAATTCTGCTTGTGCCGCTCTGTCACTCAAATTAGCAGGCTTACCTGTAACTAATCTAGCACCGCCCATAACACCTTGAGCCATGCCTGCATTAGTTGATCCTAGAGCAAAACTTTCTAAACCTCTATCCTCTAATTCACGTTGGTCATACTCACCACCACGGTTAGCCGCGCCTGCAATAGACACTCCTTCTTGGGCAACTTCTGTCGCTCCCTCGTAAGCAGTCTTCTTAGCAACTTCTCTTGCGGCTTTTTTAAAGCCTTTCTTCTCTAATTCGTCAATGACTTGCTTTGGAGTCATTTTCATCAATCTAGATTTAGGTATGACTTTGCCTGCACCAAATTTATCTAGGATGCCGATAAGGATACCTTGGCCTACAGCAAGAGCAGAATCATAGTCACCTACTTTATGCTCCTGTTCAAAAGCGGCCTCGCCTGCACCCATAGTGCCACTAGCCGCTAAAGTACCTAGTCCCAATACTGCGGCCGCAGGCGCAGAAACGGTAGCCACTGCCGCAGTTCCTAAGCCGCCTGCCAGTGCGACACCCCCAGATACAGAGTTTTCTGCTGTCTTTTCACCAAGCCAACCTACTGCTGATCCAATACCATCTTCATTGTAGGTATCTCTAAGGGATTTGGTGTACTTGGGGGTGTAACCACCTTGGGCAATGTCTTGGTCTTGCTGTTCTACAACGCCAGTACCGTAATCTTCAACTCCCTGTAGCCCTGTAGCGCGGCCTATGGCTTCAATGCCCTTACCACCCATCCTTTGGGCTTGGTCTACAGAGTACTCAAAAGCATTGTCTGGCTCTTGTTGGCTTTTTAGATGTTGGCGGTACAAGTCTGCTACTCTCTGGGCTTTGTCTAGGTTGCCCTGTGCCTTATGGTGTTCGTATGCGGCTTTATATTCTTCAGGGGAGCGTTGTGCAGACATACAAACCTCTACTTAAAAGTTAAACAGTTCATCATTATCATCTGGGATATCGCTATCTGGTGCTTTCTGTGCGCCATGTAGTCCCATATATTGGTCATATAGCGCCTTCAGCTTGGAATCCATTTCTCTATCTGCATCTATACGGTTTACGAGTGTTCCATCAGCATTTTTAGCGCCTGCAAGACGCGCATTAATGATCTTTGCAGTCTCTACTTCTATCTGTAGGTAGAGTTTCCAGACACCCTCATCCATCCAAAGTTTAGGAGTGGGTTTCAAAAAGAGTTTCATTTCTCTATCCGAAATTGCACCTTTAGTCTGTGCGATCTTTTGTAGTGCTTTATCTACAGCTACCTCTTCCAGACCTAGACGTAACATCGTTCTGCCTTCACCTCCTGGAGTCATGGCATCGATATATTTACCGCCAAGTTTGTCGATAATCGGGCCAGTAACACCGTCCCCATAGCGATCTAAAGCGTCTATATAACCCTCAAAAGTTGCTATTTTTTGCGTGTTGTTGGTTATAGTAGTTTGGACTTCGTTATAAGCCTCTTGGTTGGCTTTTCTTTCTGTGGCTGAAAGGCCATCAAGTTTCTGTTGTTTAGCCAACGCATTCTCTTTCTCTAACTGTTCTTGGGCGCGTTGGTAATCTGCTAGTCTTCCGTACTCTTTTGTGCCTGCATCGATAGCGGCAAGGCCACCTCTACCTGATGCACCTACTATTGCACCACCAACTCGTATAAGCATCTCGTTACGTCTATCGTCAGCTTCTTTCTTAGCTTTGATTTCTTCTGCTGTAGCAGTGTGAGAGCGGCTGTTATTAGTAGCTGAACCAGTACCATCGTCTTCTGCTAAAGAATCACCTATACCTTGTAAGATACCGTTTTTGTCAAAAGGTAATTCTTCTGTAGGTGGTACGAACTGATCATTCCCTTCAGGTGTATCCTCTACACTCAAAGCAGGCTGTGCTACCTCTACAGGTAATTCTTCGTTAGGTACTGCTCCTTGAGGTGAAGTATCTAAAGCAGGCTTAGTCTGAGGTTCTTGGGGTAAAGATGCTTGAGCAGGGTTCAGGTAGTCCATCATGCTGAATGGAGGGTTGCGTAAGCTACCATCTGGGTTGTACTTATCTCTGTACTCTTGTTGGTTCATCCAACCACCGCCACCATGAATACCAACCACCCCCTTATCAAAACCTATGTCATAGTCTCTAATCGGATTAAGTCTATCCAGAGTCTCACCTTTAGACAGCTTTCTACCGTCTAACTTAGCTTCTTCTGCAAACTGCCCACCAGACAGATAACCAT